GTTCACTTCTACGGCCTGCCATAGTTCTTCCAGGCTTTTCACCCGGAAGCCAGGCAATCCATTCACATCTCGGTTATACGGCTGGTCCCTGAGATAGCAGGTACCGATGCCGAGCCGCTGCGCGTCTGCCACTTGCGCGGGCAGGTCGTCGCATACGGCTATTATACGCGCTAGCCCTACCTGGTCCACGAGGTCTTCGTACTTTGACTCTTCATCAATCCCTTCGAATATGACAGCGTCATATTCTATGTCGTTGCGGCGCAGCCATTCGCGGGTATCTGGATCCACATTGTCCAGGCGCATATACGGACGGGTCGTGCAGAGCCACACTTGCGCTCCGGCTGCGCGAATGTTTGTCGTCAGCTCCGAGGCGAAAGGATAGCACGGCATTGTCCGCTTCATTCCGCCCTGGCGATAGGCCAGCTTGCAATCGCGGTATTCCCTGTGCGACACGCCGATGAACGTGCTGAGCCGTGTTCCATGCCGTGCCTCTTCGGGATCAGGCATCGGCCGACCGAACCAGCCAGCGGCGAAATCAAGGAAATGCCTGTGATAGTCCCCGAGCGTGCCGTCAATGTCCAGGGCGACAACAGGCTTGTTAGCACCAGTGCGGAATCGTGCCTCGGGCTTGCCATACGGATACGTCATGGCCTCATGCTGTTTCCGCAGCATTTGAGCTTCTATGTCACGGTCCCTGGCACGTGCCCATTCTTCGGTGTCTGTCATGATATGATCCCTTCCGCCACTGCGTCACGCACGGCTTCCTCAACGAGGTCCAGCCATTGCTGGCGTCCGTCCTCGGGAACACCGAATGCCCATCCTGCCTGGACGCACAGGAGACTAGCTAGCTTCTTCTGTAGCGGAGTCATTTCGCTTCCGGATGCATCCTCTGGCCGTGCACCACCATGCGATAGAGCGGCACGATAGCGGAGCACGTATTGCAGATAGTGCAGGCCAGCCTCCCATTTGAAGCCAGGGTAGTCGCTTCCTCGTCAGTTACGACGATCTCTATGGGCACGATCACGTTCATTTCAGGGCCTCCATTACGGCTGGATATACCTCGTGGACAAGTCGCTTCTTCTCCCATGCACCGTAGCGGCCAGCGCGCAGCACCTCAGGATGGCAATCGCAGTTGGTCCACAGCGGCTTGATGACTGGCGTTGCTTGCGTGGAATGGTGCGGCTTGCTCGCCCATTCGGTTGTCCTGTAGCCGAACACGTTGCTGATTCGGTACCATGGCCGATCGGGCGTGCCGTCGCAGATCACCTCGTTGTCGCTGGCTACCTGCTCGGCCGCGGTGCTGCCGTTCGCCCAGATGGAATATGTGCCGAAATCGTGCGCGGCGAAGCGCTGGCACAGTGCCTGAGCCGGAATGGTGGACACGATCAGATCAGGATGCAGGCTGTGAATGAGCGGGATCCGACCTTTTATTATCCGTACGACCGTAAGACCAGCCCGCTGACCGACGATAAGGTGCTCCCACATGCGAGCGTAAGTTTCACGGATATCCCAGGCGTCGTGGTCACCGGCGAAATCCTCCGGGCTTACCTTGCCGTGCCATTCGTCGCCGTACACTTTGCGCCGGTACTGCTCGGTCGTGCCCGTAAGACGATAAGAGACACGCACATGCGACACGCTCTCGTATCCGGGTACAGGTGCGTGCAGATACTGGCAGCCGTACATCCTGCTCGGCTTGTCCGTGTTGGATATTATGACGGCCTCACGGCCAGAGCTGACGACAGCCGTAGCTGCCGCCAGCCCTGCCGGACCGCATCCGAGAATTACGACGCGGTTCATTGCCCTTCCTAGATGTTGTAGACCGAGTGCTTGTTCGGGATGGGTGAAGAGCAGAATCCCATCTGGCTGTGGGTCTTAGCCAAGAACGGGTCTAGCGCTTCTACGGTCGGCATTGAGCCGCCCTCTCCGTTCGGATTGCTGTGTCCGCTCAAAGGACCCTGCCTCCATGCTGGTATGGCCGTGTCCAGCCGTAGTCGAGCACGCGGGCTAGCTCGTACTCGATATCCACGTCCCAGATGTCAACCATATCCAGGATGCGAATCATGGCATCGGCCAGTTCAGGACCGACGCCCATGGGCTTGTGATTGTTGTCGTTGTCTACGCGATAGCTGGTCCAGTCCTTGTCGCGATAAGCATCCAGAGCTTCGGACACCTCGCTGCCAGCCAGCGCGCAGTAAGCTGCGAACCACGGACCAGTGCGCGGGGCTGGCGTGCCCTTCGGGAAATGGTCACGCCAGCCCTTCGCCGTGTTGAGCTTGCGGATCTCTACGATCAGCTCCGCAAGCGTGGCGACATTCCGCTGTTCTTGCATTTCGCCTCATATCTACCAGACCTGAGACCATACCTCGCGACGACGATCTTCCTGAACTATGCGAGCTATGGTCTCAGGTCGTAGTTTCCTAAAACGGCGGCTCTTTGTCAGCGGCTGCCCTGCCGCGACCGCGTGCGGGCTTACTGCTGGCTGCCGCGGGCTTGGCCGCTCGGCGCGATGTGGCTGCCGCTGCGGGCTTGGCAGCCGCACGCCTGCCCGCTGGCTTGCTGGCCGCTGGCGCTGGCCGTGCGGGCTTGCTGGCTGCCGCTGGCTTGGCTGCCCTGCGACCGCGGACAGGTGCCGGCTCGGGCTCGGGCTCGGGCTCTTCCTCCTCGGGCTCCAGCACGTTGCCTTCCTCGTCCACGAATTCGCCCTCGGCGTTGACCAGGTTGCCCTCGTCGTCCTCGAAGATTTCCGGCTCTTCGCCCTCCTCGGGCTCTTCGCCTTCCTCGGCAGAATCCTCCGGCTGCGTTTCGCCATCGGCCCATGGCAGCCACTTCTTCGCTTCGGCGCGCCATTCGTCGTTCCAGAACCGACGCTTGGTGATCATGCGCGACCAGGCGTCGTCCGCGTCTTCGCCGGGCACGAAACTACCGATCTTCTCGATCGGCGCTCCGCCGACGCGCTCGTCGTCCTCGTCCCCGACGAAGGTGGCCGTCTTGATGGCCTTGAGCGTGATTCCGTGCGCGTCGAGGAATGGTGCCCAGCGGAATTTCGCGCTGGGAATGAGCACGAGATTCTCCCAGATGGGCAGCCCGTTGTAATCCTCGTTCTCGCCCTCGTTGTCCGCGGCGACCCAGAGAACCTTGATCATCGGGTCCAGACCGGAGCCGTCGTCCTTCTCGGCAGTGCGGCACCACCAGAGATTCTTCACGTAGCCGGTCAGTTCGGTATTGGCCGGAGGGATTTCGCCCTCATACGTTTCGAAATCGCCCTCGGTGTATTCCTGCTCGTCAAGCACCTTGACGTCGAGGTCGGCGACTTCTTCGCGCTTCAGCTTTGGCATTGTTCCGCCTATTCTTCTTCGTGTACATGGTCTAGGAATTGCTGGAAAAGCCTGTGATTGGCTGCGTGCTCTCCTTTCGTAACGAATCCGATAAGCGGATGGCGCTTACCTACATGCAGGCACAGCCATTCAGCGGGCTGGCCGTCGGGGTCTACTAGGACTTCTGGGTCGCCTTTCATTTGAGCCGATGATCTCTTCCCTGGCTTTGTAGATCTTTTCTACCATTCCGGCCATCGCGAAGTAATCCCCTTCCTCTATGCGCTGGCCGGGACCTAGCGCTGAATATCTGTCCTTTGCTAGATACGGTGGCCACGGCTGCGCATATACTCTGCGGATAACGTGGCCGAACTCCTCGTCGCGGTTGACGTCGTAATACAGTATAACGCTTGCCTGCGCCGAGATGTACTTTGAAACTTTGCCCTTGGCATCGAAGGTCGCGGGAATGATCTTGTTCTCGCCCTCGGCATCCTCGATTGTCATCGGCGAGGTAATGAATACCGAATTGAATGGCGCGCCGATGATGGCGTCGTACCAGCGCATGAATCCGTTCTGGATCTTCTGATGGTTGTCCAGCCCCGGAATGTCTTCGTCGCGGTCGGGATTGAGGCCCTTGACCGTCCGCATGATCCAGCGCATATACAGGTAATGCATGCGCGTTCCGGAGTCGAATACCATCCAGTCCTTCGGGCCGAGGTTCTGGATGCCCCATTTCAAGCCCGACACGGCATGCTCCCACGACGGTGCGCGGATGAGCTTGGCCGTGCTGCCCGCACGCTTAGCCGACACGATGCCCTCCTGCTCGGTAGAGCAGAACACTACCCGAGCACCTATCAGCGCCGAGAGCCCTCCGGCAAGCACCGTCTTGCCGACGCCTAGCTCGCCGTTGATGATGACATTCACCGATGGATTGAAGGACTGAATATCCTCTACGACGATCTCCACGGGCTGTTCATCTACGGCCTGCGGATTCTTCCTGCCTGATTTCGGTGAGCCCTGGCGAACGCCGCGGGTAGGTCGGACTCCGCGGGTTGGCTTTGCGGCTGGCGGCATTGTTCCTCCTGTGTCGCGCCTATTGGAACAGATATGAGGAAAGGTCATCCCATGTGGCGAAATGAATTACGCCTTCGCCAGCCTGGAAAATGTTCTCCCGAGGGCCGACGATAAAGATTACCCTCTCGCGTGCTATTGCATATCCTAGCTCAGTGTGCCTGCCGCCGCTAGTGCTAGGCGTATCAGTGAACATGACGAAGATCTCGGCACGGTCAATGTCGTCCAGGTCTACGCGGCAGCGATTCGCAGCCAGTTCCTGATCGGCGGCAATGGCCGCATCCTGCATAGGATTGGATTCCTTCACGTCAATCCACCGAGACGTGATGATAAAGTTCCGGCGGTCCTCCATGATCTTGCGGTACCCGCGCATCCGCTCTTGCTGATCATAGCCCGCGGCCAGGTATATGTTCGTC